TATTGCTGCTTTGCCAGCTGCGGTTAGCTGCCAAGTAACATTTTTTGCACCACCAACACTGGCAACCCAAGCTGCAAGGGCTTTGGCTTTTACCCATTTATGCGGTTGGTTGCCTGTACCCAGTACCAACTGCGGTATTGCTATGGCTGGCGCGTTTACTGTTGCGCTACCTGTAGCGGTTTTACGTTTTGCTTTTTGCATTACTTACCCCTTTATGTGGTTAAGTGTTTTGGCTTTATTGCCATGTGGCCAGCCAGCATTGGCCAACCACACAAGTAATTATACATACCTATACGGTATTTACAAGTACTTATACAACTATTATGCATTGTTGTATTTACAGCTATTATTGTACGCACGGACGCGAATGGATATGAGTAGAATTGATATGATGTGATGATGCATACCACACGCACATCTCTCTCTTCTAGGTAAATCTAGGTAAATAGTTCAGCTTAATCCTATGATTAAATCTAGGTAAATAGTTTAGCTTAATCCTATGATAAATAGAATATAAACTAAACAGACCAATGCAATCTGCAATGTGATAACTGTTGGTGTTAGTTTCATTATTCGTAATGGGGCCGCTTGATTTACAAAAGACTTGCCCTTAGTCCCTTCGTCTTCTCCTTGGGGAACATTTGCATAAGGGTTTTGCGAACTACTAGAACTAGCCATAACGTACTCCTTTATGTGAACAATTATTAGCTACTACCCTTATAGTGTAAAGTCCTTACATAGGACTGGCAACCCCCTAAGTAGTCAACTCTATTCATTTCTATTCATAGTTATAGGTGGTATAGACGGGCGTGTTCGTCTCAAGTCTGGGTTAATCTCTCTCAGTAAATAAAAAAGAGCCAGCGGATACACGACCCGCTGGCCCAGTGGCGGCATTCAGTAATTAGTTGTTTTTAGCAACCGATAACTGAACCCAAGGCCCTTGCAGCCAAGCCTTGGCACTAGGACTATACCCACCATTCAACAGTGCAATGGTGCAAATCATAGTCTGTGCGCTGTGGCCGTCCACCTTACGCATGGCAGCAAGAATGTTGCCAAGGCGACGGTCGCCCGTTTTGCCATGCCCCTGCTTTAGACCAAACAGGTGGAAGTCATGGTACATGGCCCTTACGCCTCCGGCCCTGCTGTACCCGAACGGGGTAGGCTTTTGGTCCTTAAGGCGGCAGTTTTCCAACGGCGTTACGACCACGTTGTTAAGCTGCCCGTCCGCGTGTTGAGCTATCCAGTCATGTACCTGCTTGGCCGTGACTTCTGCACCCTTTACAACAGGAAACACCAGAGCTTTGCCCGTGGTCTTTTTAACCACTTTCTTAGCTGTGGATTTTTTACGTACTGCGCTTTTCATACAATACTCCTTTATGTGAGTATGGTTACTGTGACTAGTCCAATACCAGCCACTTACCCATAGTATATGCTCCTTAGCTAGGAACTACAAGTACTATTTAATCATCTTCTTTTATCCTCTTTCCAGGGACTAGAAACGAAAAGACTTGAACCGAAGACAAAGGAGGATTGATGATTATTGACGAGGAAAGGAAGACTTGAACCATGCACCGTGGTACAAGGCCAACGGCTCAAGGTGTTTCTCTCTCCCTAGGTAAATCTTGTCCTCTCCTTATAGAAGAAAGAAGATGATTGAGGAACCCTGCCCAATCAAAAGGACTTCCCGAAGACCAGACTGGGGTAAAAGGGGCTTTTTCAGTGGTTAATCCAGCAAGGCCCATGACCTGTTCTCCTGAAAATAAATTGATAGTCCTCTCTGGGGGATGTCCAACCAAGTTCCAAACGAGTCCCCCATGACTAAAATACTGTGTTTGCCAAGAGATTTGATGTGGTCGGAACTTTACTGACTTAAGTGTCTTTAATCTGTGAACCTTTAGTTCTAACCAAAAAGGTGTACCGTCTAACAGGCCGTGTAAGTCGGGTACTCCCGGAGCAGCCCACGACTCTATACGTGTCCACAACACCTGTTCTTTAGTCCCGTCACGTAGCTGTTTCCAAAGCCTGCTTTCCGGTTTACTGGGCATTACTGTTCTACGGTTTCTACCTCGGTTACGTCTATTACATTGCCCGCACTCACGGCAGCTAGTCCGGGGAATTCCTCTTGGAGGCGGTGTATTTCAGCCATTACTTGCTCGCGTGACATCTGGTCTATTTTACCGTGTAGTATTTCCTTGCGGTCTATGTACAGGCCAGCAGCCTGACCACGGTACTTTTCAGCTGACACAGCGGCAGAAAAATTGTTGTTATCAATGGCGGTGTCACGTAGTTCAGCTAGTTTTTGTACGTGGTTTTCAAATGTAACCTCGTATTTTTTAGCCAACTCGCTTTTGACTTCCCTTACACGGGCTACCACATGGGGATAGTCCCTGCCGTTTAACAATTGACTAGCTATGGCATGGGCACTGGCAGGACTGTAGCCAGCACGGACTGCGGCTTCGGTTTGGGTCACATCCTCGCTGCTGTATATACGGCAGAACTCCTCTTGCTTGGGTGTTATCTGCTTTTCGGTACGAGGGTTTGCTACAACGTCTAGTTTGGGTTTATGAGTTTGTTTTGACTTAGGCATCCTTAAAAGTCCACACTTTGCTTTATAGATGTGATATTAGCAGAAATGACTTCAAATTAAAAGTCCTAAATAGAACTTAAATCAGCGGAAACCTGTTTCACTGTGCAATGACTCTAACCTATATACTGTGATATTGTATATCGGTGAGTACTGGAACTTTTTTAACTCGTTTTGTACAATATACCATCTATATACAAAAGTGCGGAACTTTAACGATTTATTTTACCGCGTACCTGACTAACGTACCCACTGTTGACCCAACCTTTAGTGCCCGCTGCGGATTGGCTACAAGCACTGTTTCCGTGCCGTGCCACCGATAGTTTGCCGGTAACGTGAGTATGTAGTCGTGGGTAGGTGTTTGTGCTGCGTAGACTTCTAGGGCAACGCCTTCGTTGCCTGCCCCGCCGCCCGGACTGCCCTGTGGCCGTGGACAGCAGTACACCCTGAAGTCGTTAAGAGTTAGCCCTGCGTTGATACTGCTTGCGCCTACGATAACAGGTGGAATTTGGCCCACGTGGACTTCAACGCCCTGCGCTACCTGTTGCCATTTGATTGATGGATTTGCCATGTGTTGACCCCTTTATATGAGTATAGGTATTACTTACCCTACCAGTATAGGTTCCTACGTAAGGAGCTGCAACTAATTGATACGTTTTACACTAATCCTTATGTACTCAATAAGGGCACTGGAGTGGCTGCACCCGTTGCGGCAGAAGGCAAGGTACACGTAGTCTAAGGGGTTTTCCGCGGGGCTTTCCGCTACGTATATGGAGTCGTAGGAATAGGGCCAGCAGGAGTACCCATACAGGCAGGTGGTGTCGTATAGGGTTTGCCATACGTCCGTTTTGTACGTGCTATGTGGTCTGTTACCTTTTAGGGGAATGTCCGTGGGAGCCATAACACTACCGTGAAGTTCACTAAAGTAGTAGTCGTAAGTGGCCTGTGGGGCGAGTACCGTTTGTACCAGTGTTTGTATAATCTGGTGCTGTTGTACTGGTGCATTATCGGCTTCTAAGGCTTGTTTTTCCAGTGCCAGTTGCCCCAAGAACCCCTGTGTGTGGTCATTGGTTTGGTAGGTATACCAGCCGTCTTGGTTTGGTTTTTCCATGTGTTACCCCTTTATATGAGTATTGTTTAAGTTACTACCAGTATAAGCTCCTTACGCAGGAGCTGCAAGTTTACCCCTTACTCTGGCAACGCCAGCATTCACAGATGTGTTGCACTGCGACCCATACCGTGGCTTTATATTCCTTACCCAAGTACTCTGCTGCAAAACGGCAGTTCTTGGCGTAAACGCTGGTCTTGTGCCCTGCTAAGATTGCTGCCATTTTTGCCACCAGTAACTCTAAGTCTTGTTCGGTGGTGTTTAGCTGGTGGAGTATGTGGGGTTCGTGCCGTGCCCAGTCGCACACGTTTGGTGTGGCTGGATGCCACGGTCGTACTGTAGAAGCACAACCCCGTTTTTCCATTTGAACCGCTGCCTTACGACCCAGTAACAGCTTGTTTATGTGTTTAGTCTTACGCTTGGTAAGAACGTCGTAGCGTTCCCAGAACATGCGTTCTTGTTTAGCGAGTTCTGGGGCCGTGTAGTATGGGTGCCCTTCTGCGGGCTGCATACCGTGAATACCCTTGAACATTAGTTGAGCAATCATGACTTATACCCTTTATATGGTTACTTGTACCCTTACAGTATAAGCTCCTACGTAACGAGCTGCAACACTACGTGCTTAGTCAGGGCTGAGTTCCGTAAGGTATGCGTCTACGTAAAAGTAGATATCAAGTGGAGCATGGCCCATGTTTTCTGCATAGGTGATCTTAAACAATTCCAAGCCGCTTGGCACCTCCACCCGACGGCCTGACATATTGCTGAGTGTAAACCAGTCTTGCCACGGTAGGCTTTCTAGCCAGTCGTGGTCTTGCTGAGTTAAGCAGGCATTGCCAAAGGCGTTTATGGGATCGTATAGGTGAACGTTATGGGTTGCTTCTACCTCTAGTCCTACGTAGGCGCACAACGGATACAGTAGTTCCGCTCGTTTATCGGCCACTATGTCTTTAATAAACCCGTGCATTAGCAGTT